TACCCTTTCCAAACGACTCGCCCGCTTCAACTTGCCGCGCCTTCGCCCTTCGCTTGTAAAGCTCCCGAGACTCGTAGGCGAGCTTCGCTTTTTCGTGTGACTCAAGGTGACGTCGGGCGAGGTAGTCGGCGGAGTTGCCGCGATCCCTAGAGGTTACAACGTTGTCACCTCCACCCTTGTGCTGGTTAGTCCCGTACTCCCGCACTGGCCCCGCCTCATCCATGCGTGCGGTGAAGTAGCGGCGGCGACTCGGCGAAGCCGTCAACGCGCTGATTCCGCCGGAGGGGGGCAAACCTCGGCACGATGCCGAGGTTACGACGACCGAAGCCCTTGGACTACACCCTGATCGTGTTAGGCGCTGCCGCCACATCGCGCCGCCTTGGGCAAATGCAGCGGGGCGTTCGCACGCCGGCCCGATTGGGGTACACTTGGGCGAAATTAAAAGACCCGGCGGCACAGGCATGCCCCGGGCAGTGGACCGGAGGTTCTGTGGCAACACCGATCGAGACAGATGTTACAGGGGAAGAGGGGGAGCGCAAGGGGGCCGAAGAGTGGGCCTCCGAGTGCCAGCGCTTATTGGCCACGAAGGTGAACCTCTCCGACTACGAGGTAAGAACGGAGCGCGTCCCGAGTCGCCGAACGCTCGAACGAGTACGAGAACTACTGTGGTTCATCGAGGAAGCTCTCGACGGTGGCAAGGCGGAAGATCTCGAGAAGCTGTCGCGCATCATCGACGCGTTACAAGGACTTGACGAGGACGGAGCCGTCATCCGGTGCGAGCTCGAAGAGACTGAGAGAGCGATCAAGCGAGTGGCGGCGACCGGGGGCAAACAAGCCGCGCCAGACGAGCCTATCGGGCGTACCGAGAAGGCGGCACTGCGGTTGCACCTCTCTCTCGGCATGTGTGACGCGAGGTACACCGGGATGACGCCGCTAAAGATCCTTGAGTTCGTGAAGCAGGCCGCGCTGTCGGACACCTCCACTGGCAAACCCGGGCGCGGGAAAAAAGGGGCCCGGTGGGTGCTCGCGAAGGTGATGGCGGAGACGCGCGCTCACGACGCGACCTCATTCGAGCATGCCCAGAAGATCGTCGAGGCGAAGAAACCGAAGAACGGCAAGGATCTGCGGGTCGCTCGGCCTCGATTCATACACAGCCTCGGACTGACCGAGTTTGAAGGCGAAAAAGAAAGCGGGGACGGCATCCCCACTTAGGACCGTCAGCCGACCTGTGGTTGATTGCGAATCATGGGTCATCAGGACACGGTCCCTCCGAAGGTCAAGCGCCATGAAAAGCAGCTCGTCGCCCTTGCCGACTGCGCGAAGGCAACGCTCGGCACGTACTACGCCGGAAAGGCCAGAGCGAGCTCAGTTCGTCGAATCGAACGTGCTCTGCGCCAGCTAGGTCTCGACGAATTCATCCGCCCACCCTCCGACCCCGACCCTCGTCGATCGGAGGTCTCGTGAGCGGTCCCTTCGTCGTCACCACCCCCGACGAGCTTCGCGAGCTCATCCGAGAAGCCGTCCGCGCCGAGCTCGCCGAGACGGCTGGTACTTCCTGACGGGCTTTCGAGTCGCCCAAGCCAACCGCCGAGCACGCGCCGACGCCGAGACAACGAGCTCAAGTTCGACCCAAGTTCGACCCAAGTTCGACCCAAGTTCGACCCAAGTTCGACCCAAGTTCGGACAACGTTTGACCCTAACCCCGCGAAATCACGCGAGACCGAAACAGACTTAGGTACAGAAGATAGAAGAAAGAAGATAGAAGAAAGAATATCGACATCGATAGAGGCGCCCGACTGGAAGCATTCCCGGACGTCGACGACGAAGACCGACGCCGCTTGATCCGAAAGCGTCTCACGACCCACCCGAAAGACACTCTGCTCGCCGCGATCGACGGCGCCATTGCCTCACCGAAGCTCCACAAGCGCGACCTTCCCGCGATCTTCAAAAACGACGAGACGATCGCCCGACTGGCCCGCGACGAGATCGAATCACAGCGTGAAGCGCGGACCCGTGCCGAGAAGCTCAAAATCCAGCGCGCGTACAACCAGGCGCTACTCGACAAGCTCGACGACGACGCGGCCAACGCCACGCCATGCCCCCCGAGCATCGCACGCCGGTTCGACATTCAAACCGGCCCGGCAGACCCCGTATCAGTGCGAGGCGGACCGGTCGCCCCGCTCGCCGACGTGCTGACCATGCCGGGGGTCGCCGAAGCCATCATGGTGGGGTATTGGGCCTTGTACGCGCCCGAGGTGTTGGCGGTGGTGCCAAAGAGGTATCGCGCATGATGTTTTTGAAAACCAGGCCGTTTCGCTCAAATCGCTACCTCGCGCACGTCCGGCGGTTTCCGTGTCTTGCGACCGGGTGCGAGGCCCCACCCCCGAGCGAAGCCCACCATTGGAACCCAAGCCAAACGGCCATGGGGCGAAAGTGCGGGGACGAATACACGCTGCCGCTCTGCCGCCGTTGCCATCGTCATTTTCACGACACGGGCACGCTTCCGCGCCTTGACCGGCAGGAAACGGAGTTGTGTTTTGTCAACGCTCAGCGTCACCTTCTCGCGGCGTATGTGCGGGAGACGGGGGCATGACGGTGTTTGGGATGCTGGCGCTTTCCACGTCGGTCGTGGCACTGTGCACGGGATGCTGGGTCGGGGTGGACATGGTGTGTGACTGGGTGGAGCGCGCGCGGTGAAGCGCCATTGGGGGGACAGGGAGCCGGGGGACCTGCTCTACGTGACGCTCTGCGGCCACATGGCCCCCGAAGTGGCCCCGACGCCTCAGGATGTCACGTGCAAGCGGTGCCAGAAGCGGATTGAGCAAGGGGTGACCGACGCCCGCCTTCGTGCGTATGCCGCCGTCGAGCTCGCGAGCCAATACCCGCAACCCATGCCGTCTCGGGCGCCGAGTGCGCCCGAAAGGCCCCTTCCGCCGCTCGTCATGCCGCAGCCACGGCTCCACTTGCAACGCTACGCCCGGTGCCCTTGTGGGATGTGCGAGAGCTGCTTGCACTTCAATCAAATCGAAGCGGACTACGCTGGCCGGCTTCGGCGAGTCGCCCATCGCACGAAAGGCGCCCGCTATCGCTTCGGGAACGTGCGTCTGGCGCTTGAATGGTATTTCGACCTCATCGAGGACGACGGCCTGCGACGGTATGGGTCGCCGCTTGGGACCATGGGCGAACGAGTCCAGGGGCGTGTGAGCGAGCTCGCCCCGCTCGAGCGGATTGCGTGGTATTCGGCCGGGGTTCAAGCGGGGCTCGATCTTTGCTACCGTCTGCCGAGTAAACGGGGGCTCACGCGGGCCGATCGACTCGCGATTCTCTACGCCTGCGAAGTCGGTCCACGTGAGAAAACCAAACGCGGCGCCATTCAGCGCCAACCGATGGACAAGCACAAGGTCGCCGAAACCATGGGACACGGGCTCGACGCGAGCTCGGTTGGGGAGATTGGGCAGGAAGGGGTGGAAACGGTCTATCGAGCACTGCGAGTCCGGGAGTTGGTGGGGTGAAGGCGTATCTGCGCACCGGGGAGGTCGGACGCATCATCGGGCGCGACTCGCGAACCGTGCGTCGCATGTGCGAAGAAGGGCGCCATTTTCGACACGCATTCCTCGATGGCCAGTGGTTTGTTCCACGTGAAGACGTTGAGGCGTATCTCGAATTTCGACGCAAGAACACGGAGCGCGCGCGCAACATTGCCCACAAGCGACGTCGAAAACCGGTCAAAAGCGCCAAAAATACGACGTAGGGCCTATTTTGGGGGGGCAAAACCCGGTATGTTTTCGTCAAGCTGCCCGCGCTGCCCCTGGGGGGAACCATGGATGCGCGTCGAGGCGGCTTAGAGTCCGAGACGGGGGAGCGCATACCGGTCTACGAGTCGTCTCGGGCTCGCCTTTCCTATGCGGCGCCTAGACGATGAGCAGGGCGACCCACACGGCGATGGCTGCGATCGCAACGACAAGCACGACGCTCGTGGCGTTCTCGATCGAAGAGACGTCGCGCTTCGTTTTGCTTCCACACTGAGCGCATCGCCATCCCGACTGACTGCGCTCGTTGTTCATCGCGCTGAGCACAACCCACACGGGCAACCAAAGCCCCAACGTGACCAGCGTCAGAAGCAAGTGCAGGACGTGGTTGACGCCCTTGCGACGGATGAGAGACGGCCGGTTGCACGTGCGGCAAAAGCCTCGCTGTTCGAGGTAAGACGGCATGGGGGGGACGCCAGTCTACGCCGGTCTTTCACGCAACGAAACCACGAATCGAAACACCAAGTGATTACGGTTGATTTCAGCGAAGTGGAAGAGCTCACCCGCCGGCTCGAGAAGCTGAACGAGCGAGGTTTTCCGCATGCGGTTCGGATGGCGCTGAACGACAGCGCGTTCAAGGGCCGCGAGCTCTACCGGCAGGAAATGCGGTCGAGCATGACGCTTCGAAACCGTTTCACCGAGGGCAGCGTGCGCGTGCAAAAGGCGCGTGGGATGAAGCCTCGACGGATGGAGTCGGCGGTCGGGTCGATTCAGCCGTACATGCGGACGCAGGAGGAAGGCGGCACGGAGCGGAAGCGGGGCAAAGTGGGCGTGGCCATCCCGACGTCGGTGGCATCGCGCGAGGGTCGGAACAAGAGGCCGAAGCGGCGCATTGTCCGACGCATGAGCCAGCATGGGCTTGGGCGGATCGAGCTTGCGCGTAGGACCGGGAAAGGGCGAAAGCAGCGAAACGCCATCGCCATTGCGGAAGCGAAGCGGCGGGGGCGTAAACACGTGTTCCTCGACCTTGGCCGACGCAAGGGTATTTTCAGAGTGGGCGGGGGGCGGCGCTCGGTGCGCATTGACATGGTTTGGGACTTGAGCCGGCGACAGGTTCGCATCCCAAAGAACCCAATGCTGAGGCGAGCGACCACGCGTGTTGGGGCGTTCTTGCCGCGGATTCACGAGGAAGCGCTGAGGACGCAGATCAATGCGGTGCTCATCTTCGGGAAGCGTGTGTGATGTCAATAGGTTCTGTAGGCAACCCACACCCCGCCCGAGGTTATGTTTGGCCACCGCCGGCCTCTCGCAAAATCTGACTTCGCGTTTTTCTATTCACCCGCCGTTTACCCGGGCCCATGCAACAAATCGTCTCACGAGCAAAGTACGCCCGAATCGCGGGCATTTCTCGCGCGATGGTGACCAAGCTCAGCAAGGGCCCTCTCGCGGCGGCGTGTTCACGCGAAGGTGTCGACCTCGCGCACCCTGACGCGGTCGCTGACCTTGCGAAGCGCGGCATCGCCCGACCGGAAAGAGACCCCGAACCCGAAACGGGGAATCTCGACGACCTTCTCGACCTGACGGTGCGCGAAATCACCGATCGCTACGGTAGCGCGAGGGGGTTTGAGGATTGGGTCAACTTGCGTCGGAAGATCGCAGCAACCCGCAAGCTCGAGATTCAAAACGAAGAGAAGGCGGGCGCGCTCTTGCACAAGGATTTTGTTCGAAACCACCTGTTCAGCGCCCTTGAAACGCTGAGCCGAAGGCTGCTTACGGACACGCCCAAAACGATCACGCGAAAGGTCTACTCGTTCGCGCGGAGCGGGACCCCGCTGGAAGAGGCCGAGAGAGAGACACGGGGGCTGATCAGCGGGCAGCTCGAGCTCGCGAAGGACTCGATTGTCAAGTCTCTCAAATCAACGCCAACAGGCCCAACTACTCACTGAGCTTTGGGAGCAGTGGACCACCTGGGTCGAGTTCGTCACGCCGAGCGAGTGGGCAGAAGCGAAACGCTACCTGCCTCCGACGGTGAGCGCGTTGCCGGGGCGATTCCGCTTCGACGTGGCCCCGTTCATGCGAGAGATCGTCGACTGCATGGGGGTCGAAAACCCCGTGCGCGAATGCTCGTTGATGAAGGGCGTTCAAATCACGGCGACCACGGGCGTCCTCGAGAACACGCTCGGGTACGTGATCGAGCACGTCAAGACCGCGCCGGTGATGATCGTTACCGCGGACGCCGACCTTGGTCAGATTCGGCTCGACTCGCACCTAACGCCCATGGTCGAGCACTCTGGGCTCTCGGACCTCATTCGAAGCTCGGACACAAGGAACAACCGCAAGACCGGCAAGACCAATAGAAAATGGGAGTGGTTCGGCGGCGGCTACCTGATTCCCTACGGGGCCAACAACGCGAACAAGCTTCGATCCATCCCCGTTCGCTTCTTGCTGAACGATGAGATCGACGGCTGGAAGGATCGAGTCGGAAAAGACGGCGACCCCCTGAAGCTGGTCAAAGACCGCACCGCCGCCTACGAGCTCGGCCGCAAAATCCTGAACATCTCGACGCCGCTCATCAAAGGCCAGTCGAAGATCGAAAAGCTCTACCGGCAGGGAGACCAGCGGCAATACTTCGTATGCTGCCTCTCATGCGGACACTCGCAAACGCTGCGCTGGCGCCGCGAGCACCCAGAAACGGGGGAAGTGACCGGCATCGTCTGGGACTACAACGATGACGGCACCCTCAACAAAGACTCGGTCCGCTACCTCTGCGAGAAATGCGCGCACCCGCACACAAACGACGACAAGGTGAGGCTCTTGTCGCCCGACCATGGCGCGGAGTGGCGCCCAACCGCAACCGCAGTCAGCGCGGACGTTCGGAGCTACCACATTTCGGCACTCTACTCGCCCCCAGGCATGCAGACATGGGCGGCATGCGTTCTCAAGTGGCTTGAAGCCTGGGACGTCGAAGCCAATAAGCCCCGCGACCTCGAAGCGCTCCAGGTCTTCTACAACAACGTCCTCGGCGAACCCTACGAGCTCCGTGGCCGAAAGCTCAAGTTCGAAACAGTCTCCCAACACCGCCGACACGAATACCGCTACGGCGAAATCCCGAATAGCTTCGCCGCCCGCTACTGCGGCGGGGCCGTTCGGCTTCTCACCGCTTCGGTTGACGTTCACTCAGAAGACCTGGCCGTCGGCGTCTTCGGCTGGACCCGAGAACGCCGCCCCTTCCTGCTCAACTACTGGCGATTCGAAGGCGACACCGAGCAGCTCGACAACCCGGACACCTGGGGACGGCTTCGAGCGCTCATCGAATCGAAAGTCTACATCGCCGACGACGGGCGCCAGTACCCCATTCAGCTGACGCTTGTCGACTCCGGCTATCGCACCGATACGGTGTATCGATTCTGCGCGGACTACGAGAGGGGGGTGTTCCCCGTGAAGGGGCGCGACGTTCCCCCGAAGAACGTCACTGTCAAGGAGTTCAGCCAGTTCAAGACGCCGCTCGGGAACATCTACTTCGGCGTGACCGTCGACCTCTACAAAGACCGTTGGGGGGCGGCGCTCCGGCGAAGCTGGGACGGGCAGTCGATGCAGTCCATCGGGCACTTCAACGCGCCCCTCGACGCCACCGACAAGCAGCTGAAAGAGCTGACGGTCGAGACGAAGCGCGAAAAGATCGACAGCACCGGGAAGCGGGTCGGGTTCGAATGGTATCGGCCCGCCGGCGCGGCGAACGAGCTTTGGGACCTCCTAGTCTACAGCTCCGCCGCTCTCGACATCATTGCTGCGGACGTTTGCAAGGAAGAGCTCGGCCTTGAGTCCGTCAACTGGCCGCTGTTCTGGCGGCATCTCGAAGAAACCGAACCGTACTGCCAGGCCGCATGACCACCGAAGAGATTCAGACGGAGCTCGCGTGCGCAAGGGAGCTGCTTGCCGCGGTGCAGGACGCCATCAAAAGCGTCCTGTGCGGAGGCCAGTCCTACAGCCTCGACAGCGGGCAGACGCGGCAGTCGGTGACGCGCTCAACGCTTGGCGAGCTCCGAAAGATGCGGCGCGAGCTCAAGGACGAGATCGACGCGCTCGAGACCCAGCTCTCAGGGGCGGGGTTCTACGGGCGAACGGCGTTCTAAGATGCAGATTGGCGAATGGAAACTGAAAGAGCCGGGCGCCCCAGCCACGGCCCCCGTCGTTCCCGTGACGGCGTTGCCGACTAGCAAATGGCGATCAGGGCTCTTCAACGGCGACAAGTACCCCGGCGGGTTCGGCCCGACCGAACTGCTCACCGCGGACTACTGGACGCTTCGCCATCGCTCCGCCCAGCTCTTTCGAACCAACCTCTACGCTCGCGGCATCCTGCGTCGGTTCATCACCAGCATCATCGCGACGGGGCTTCAGCTTGAGGCGAGGCCCGAGGAGCAAGTGCTTGGCCTCGAGGAAGGCGCGCTCGACGACTGGTCCGAAGCCATCGAAACCCGGTTCACGCTTTGGGGAAAGCAGCCGGAGCGCTGCGACTTTCACGAGCTCCGGTCCTGGGGCGCGCTCCAAAAGTCCGCGAAGCTCGAGTCCTACATCGACGGGGACTGCCTCATCGTGCTGCGCGCGGACGCGCGGACGGGCCTCCCTCGCGCGCAACTGATTGGCGGAAACAAGGTTCAGACCCCGCTCAAAAACAAGCCCCGACAAGGGAACCGCATCACCCACGGGGTCGAGCTCGACAAGCAGGGACGGCAAGTGGCCTACCACGTCGAGCAAGAGGACGGGACAAGCCGCCGCATCCCTGCATGGGGCGAAAAGTCGGGTCGGCGCATTGCGTGGCTCGTCTACGGAACCGAGCGGCGCGTGGACGCGGTGCGCGGCGAGCCGGTTCTCTCAATCGTGCTCCAGTCGCTTCGAGAAATCGACCGCTACCGCGACAGCACCCAGCTCAAGGCGACGCTCAACGCCATTTTGGCGATGTTCATCAAGCGGGAAACCGCGGGGCCGAAGACATCGCTTGCAGGCGGCGCGGTGCGTCGCGGCGTCGACACGGCGCTCGACACGACCGGCGAGACGCGAAGCTTCAACGTCGCCGAGTTCAACCCGGGGCTCGTGCTCGACATGCTGCAGCCGGGCGAGGAGCCGGTCGGGTTCATGCCGCACGGCACGGACGAGAAATTTGGCGAGTTTGAGGAAGCCATCGTGCAAGCGATGGCATGGCACTTCGAAATCCCGCCCGAGATTCTCCGCCTCGCGTTTTCGAGCAACTACAGCGCGAGTCAGGCGGCGAACAACGAATACATGGTGTTCGTGCTTCGCGAACGCGACGCGTGGGGCGAAGAGTTTTGCCATCGCATCTATGCCGAGTGGCTTGTGGCGGAGGCGCTTCAGCAAAACGTGGACGCGCCCGGGCTTCTCGACGCGTGGCGAGACCCGAAGCGGTATGCCGAGTTTGGGGCGCGGGTCGCGTCCGAGTGGTCCGGTCACATCAAACCGAGCACCGACATCCTGAAGCAAACCAAGGGTATCGCGATGCAGCTCGAGCACGGTTTGATCACGCACGCACGCGCCGCGCGGCTCACGACCGGGACGAAGTGGAGCAAGAACATGAAGGTGCTTCGACGTGAGATGGAATTGAAAAACGAGATTCTCCCGCCGCCCAAGGCAACGACCACCGGGCCGGACGGGTTGTCGCTTGTCGACAACGACCAAGCCGAGGACGACGAAAGAGAGGTCGGTTAGCCCATGTGG